TTAGTATCACAAATTTAATTTAACCAATTAATATATTTACTCTCTGATGTTTGAAATAAACAACCCATATTTTCTAAAACAATTGAAATTGATTGTTTATCAACCTCTTTAACACCTAAAAAATCTGTATGATATTTATCGTCATAATGTTGATAAACCACACCATCACGACTTATAGTGTAAGTATTCCATTTTTTTGTTTTACCAAAATCTTTGTGTAATAATCTCTTTATGTGATAATTATCTTTTCTTAAACTAGTTGCTAACACAATTTGTGTTTTTGCAATTTGTGTTCTATATCGATTAACCTCTTTAATTTTATATGTTGTTTTATCTATTTGCATTATAATTCATGTATATTATTTCAACACCACCCTCGGTTAATTTTTGTATTGCTAATTTAAATCCATCACCAAATTGTGGATTATTAAAATCTGGTTCTTTATCACAAAAAATTCTTTTTATTCCAGCATTTACTATCATTCCCGCACACTTGGCACATGGAAACCAATTAACGTACATGTCAGCACCCATTGTTTTTTGTCCATATCTTGCAGCATTAATAATTGCATTTTCTTCAGCATGTAATACCCAATCATATTTTAAGGGTCTTTGATGTCGTTCTTCATTATCATCATCACATCCACGTGGAAACCCATTATAACCCACAGAAATGGGATTTTTATCAATCACTATTACAGCACCAACTTTAGTACTTTTATCTTTACTCCATTGTGCAACATGGTCTGCGAGTTGCATAAATCTTAAATCCCAATTTGTTTTCATTTTGTTCAATCATTATTTTTTCTAAGTAAAAAGAACTCATTATTTTTAAAACACCCCATTGAATTATTGGTTTTACATTTGTTTTATATGTTATTGATTTTTCATTATCATCCCAATATAATTTACCTATCTTAGTTTCCATAATCGGTTTTTTTTCAGGTTTTTTGCTTTTTTTATTAAATTTTCAATATCTTCATCATCAGTATACCCATCAGGGTCTAATTCACCTAATTCATCAACAATTTTTAATGATTCTTTTAGAATTTCACCCTTTCTAAACGATTCGTCAATTAATTTTTGATTGATTTGTTTATTATTATCCATATCATTTTAAATTTTCTAAAATTCTAAAGGCATCGTCATATTTTTCAATAAATGAAATTGCTTCATCATATGAAACATTAATATGTCTTCTTTTACCTGTTGTTGCAAATATACCAAAATTATCCATATCTTTTAGAAATTCATCAACAACTTTATTTGAATTTTGTATGTTTGTTTTTTCCGCAATAATTGCTTTTAATTCAAGACTTGGAATTACTTTATCACCAACACTTAATTTACCTTCATTATATATAAACATCAATAATGAACGATACCTATCCCTTTTTGTATATATTTTTTCGAATTTTTGTTCATTAATAATAAATAAATTATATTCAAAATACTCTCGAAAATAAACACCACCAATAATTATTAATTCATTAAACACAACAATAATTATAAACAACAGTATATTTTTTGAATCTTCCGCTTCGTTCTCATTGGATTCTAGTTGATATAAATTATTTAATTCTTGAATATCTTCTTTATTTTGTGTTATTAATTCATTAATTTTTATCTCATATGATTTAATAATCTCTTCATTATTTGTAATAATTTTTTCGTTTTCACGTCTTTCCCAAGCATTAGTTGTACTGTTCTGTATTTTTCTTGATTCTTTATTTGCATCTCTTAGTGAATTAATTTCATTATAGTATGAATTTATTAATCTATCATACTTAATATTAATACTATCTTTTTTTTGTGTTAACTCAACCAATTCAATTTCATTTTTTACAATACTTGTCGATGCTAAATTTTTTGAACCAGTAATTGATAAATAAAAACTTAAAGCAATTACTGATAATGAAATGATGAACCACCAAATAATATTGAATTTAATCTTTCTGGAATTAATTACGTAATCATGTGAAAAATTTCTAATTAAATATCTTTTTACAATTTCAAACATTACTAAGAAAATTATTGTAAAAAGAAAAGCCAGTACTATACTCCAATCATTATTAAATAAATTTATTGTAATTGCTTTAAGTAATGACGGATAAACCAGAAAATATGCAAAAAAAATCGAACCAATATTACCGAAAAATGAAAAGCGAAATAACCATTTATCTAAACCAGCATTTTTTCCTTCAAAATCTTTGGTATTAATTTTTTTTCTTAACTCATCGTATTTTTTTAAATCCATAGAAAAACATTTATCAATAAATACTTTATGTTATTTTTTATTCAAGTGTTATCGTTGAAATACCATCATCATCCATTTGTACATTAATTATAAAATCAGGGTTTATTTCATGAATATGTTCAACAACTAAAACCTTTTTCATTCCATTTTTTATTAATTGTAGTATTTCAATAAATTCTTCAACACTATTTTCATCTAATTTACCCATAACTTCATCTAGCAAAAATATTCTCGGTTTTGCTTTTACGTTAATTTGATTTAATGCGAATTTCAGTACAACACTTGAGAACGTTCTTTCCTTTCCACTAGCACTAATACAATCAATAATTGCAGTTGGTCTACTATTGTAAACTAATTTTGGTCTTAAATCATTTTCATCTAACCAAACTTTAAAGGGTGCAACAGATAATATGTTTTCAAGTATTAAATTAATTTTAGGTATAATATAATTACTTAACATCTGTCTTGGTATGCCATCACGATGTACACATTTTTTATATAAATTCATCACAGAAATTTGATATTCTTGAATCTTAAATTCTGATATCAAAACTTCATTGTTTTTTATTTTTATTTGTTTTTCACCAATACTTGTTTTACGAATATAAACATCTTCTTTTAATTCATTTAATTCACCTTCCAAAGCACTCAACTTTTCTTTTGCTGCAACAATGCCTTTATTAATTTTTTGGTTTTCGATTATTTGTAATAAACTATTATCATAATTATCTACCATTTGTTGTAATAAAGTTTTCCTTAGTTCTTCGTTTTGAATTTTTGTTGGAATTCCATCTAATTCAATTTGAAGTTCTTTACGTTTTTCAACATCATTTTTATCATTAGTTAAATCACCAATTTCTTTTAAAATAATTTCCATTTCAAGTGCAGCATTTTCAATTTCTTTCTGCACAATGATAATTGCATCTTTCTGTGTCTGTATATTATCTGAATGTACTTTTTTATCAACATCTTCTTTAGTTTTAATTTTATTTGCAATTTCGAACATCAAGGTTTCTTTTTCCTTAACAGATTTGTTTATGTGGTCTTTATGTTCTTGTTTATCAATAACCTGACCACATTGACTACAAATTTTACTATTTTTTAAATTAACAATTTCTGTTTTTAAATTAACACCATCTTGTTTTAATCTAAAAATCTCACCATTAATAATTTCAATTTTATGTTCTTCATCACTAATGTTACGCTCAATTGTTTTTATTTCAAATTTTTTATTATATTCAACAGTTTTATGTTCATCCCTTTTATTGGTCAGTTCTTCCAATCGCTTTTCATTGTATGTTGATTTTAATTCATTAATACTTTTTTTCAATGAAACTTCACGTAATTTTAAAACATCAATATTTTTATTGTGTGTTTCAATTTCATTTTTTGTTGATTCTACGTTAAGTGTTGATATGTTGGGGTCAATTTTATATAATTTTTTTGTTAGTGTTTCAACATATGTCCGACCAGTTTCAATTCTATTCTGAATATCGGGGATTTTATTGTTTTCAATATCAAAAATTTCAGTTTTTAATTGATTGATTTCCTGAGTTAAAACACCATTTTCACTATTAGTAATATCAATATTACAATTAACTTTTGGTTTTTCATTAAATTTCTTTTGATACTGCTTATAACCCTCCAATTTTTTATCAAAAATATCAAGACCTGCATCAAATAATAATGAATCAATAAAATCTGCCATATTATTTGATAAAATTTCGTTTAGTGTATCTGATGTAGTCATTACAATACGCATGAAATTATCATAAGTACCAATAATTGCATTAATTTTCTTTTGTGTAATTAATCTTCGGTCTTCTTCCAAATTTTCAAGTACATTATTATCATTCATTTCATCATCAGGTGTTGATAGAATGTAATAATTCAATGTTGTTGGTGCACCAGTAATTTCACCAGACCTATTTTTTACAATTTCAGTTTTCTTTTTAATTCCATAATATTCACCATTCGCTTCAATTACAATATACGCATCACAATAACTCGCATTATTTCTGTTATTAACAAAACGCATATCACCAAATTTCATTTTACTTTCAGTTTCTAACGTTTTATTATATAAAATATATGAAATTATTTTCATTATTGTTGTCTTACCATGAGTGTTCATTCCAGTTATTTGAAATAAACCATCCATATCTCTCCAATCAATATTTAATTCACCATAAGACATGAAATTTCTACCACCAAATTTAATGATATTCCATTCAATATTTTCATTATCAACGATATCAATACTATTTAAAATTTCTTCATCTAATGCAATAATATCATTAATTAAATTTTCATCAGTACCAATTTTTGTTAAAAATTCTTTAAATATTTCTTGTTGAACTCCCTTATCAGTAATGTTTTGTAATGTAATACTTTCATTAACATCAATTTTATTGGTTTCAAGGAATTCATTTTTATGTGCAAATGTAATTATTCCATCACTATAATTAGATTTTATGTATTCAATTAATTTTCTTTCGTTTTCTTTATTTCTTGTTTGAGGTAATGTTCCCCAAATAAATCTAATTCTCATATTTTTTGTTGGATTTTCAATTTCAAAATCCAAATCATCAAAATCAGTATATGGTGTTATTCTTATATTTTTAAACGACCAGTCATTATCAATTGATTTTTGTACAAACGTCTTATTTGTAACATCCCATAGTAAATAACCATGAAAATTATCATCACCCTCATCAAATTTTTGTGAAATTAATGAACCTGAATATGCTTTACTACCATTAAAAACTTGATATCGATGAATATCACCAAACATAGAGATATCACCCTTAAAATCGCTTATTTTATAGTATGATTTACTTTTCATATCGAAACCAGAATCTGATTTACATCCATTAATTGGGTCATGAAATAAATCAATTGCGGTGTAATCATTATTTATTCTTAATTTCTCATATGTTTTTCCTTCTTTTGTCTTCCAAGGATTGTTTTTTGGTTCACCATGATGCCAAACCATCCAAGCAATATCATCATCATAATATACATTTGTTTTATCATAATATATAATATCATCACGATTTAACGTTTTTACAATTGCACGAACAGAATCAACACGTTTTAAATTTTTTTTTCGACAATCATGATTACCCCTTGTAATTCTAACAGGTGCAATATCTGCCAGTGCATTAAGTAAATTATGTGCTAATATTAATTGCTCTCCTTGTAAATCAAGATAGTCATGAACCAAATCACCAACAATTACAATTCTATCAGGATTTTCTTTTTTTAATGAATTTATTAAATTTTTAAAAACTTTTTCATATTCTTCACTACGAGTGGGAGTTTTACGGATATGTAAATCTGCTAAATGTGCTATCTTCGATATCATATATATTTTTAATTTATTGCAAATATATCTAAAACGTTCAATATATGCAAGTAAAAAAAATGTGAAATTTTGTCATAAAAATATTCAATTAATGTGACAAAATGTTAGATTGTTTGATTTGGTATTATATTTGATTTTTTTTATTAAAAATAACTTTATTTAAAAAAATTAAACTTATGACACTTGTTAGAAACTACAACACACCAACAATTAGATTATTTAACAACCTTTTCGATGAATTATTTGATTTTCCAACAGTTGTTACAGATTCTAAAGTAAAAACACCTGTTCATGATGTCATTGAAAATGATAAGGAATATCAAATAGACATATTACTTGCTGGAGTAAAAAAAGATGATATTGAAATTAATGTAGAGAAAGATGTACTAACAATTAAAGCAGAACGTAAAGAAAATATTGACATAAAGTATAATCGTAAAGAAACGTATTTTGGTAAATATGAAAGGTCATTTATTTTACCTGATGATGTAGATGAAGAAAATGTTAACGCTTCAATGTCGGATGGAATACTTAAAATTATTGTTCCAAAACAAACCGATAATAAGAAGTTAAGTAAAAAAAATGTGGAAATTAAATAAGTGTTTTTTGAAAAAGGCATCGATTTCGATGCCTTTTTTATTCATATATTAATTCAGAATTATTTTTTTTTATTTTAGTTTTTATATAGTTAACCCTATTACTTATTGTACTACTTGTTAAATTAAATTCCTTACCAATCTCATCATAATCATAACCCTGTATGTATTTCATATCTAACAACATATAGTCTTGTGATGATATTTGTGTTGAAATATAACAAATTGAATTAGAGTTTTCAAAACTATTACTTACAGAAATTGTATTATTATCAAATTCAATTGTACCTGAATTATAAATACAATCAATTGATGTTGTATACATACCACTATCAATGGTATAATTAGTGGTAGTTGTAATACATGATTTACATCTCCATTTATCAATCATATAATTTTTTGCAATGCTAAAAACCCACGAATTAAATTTAGACTTTTTTACATCAAAAAATTTTAAATTTAAAAATATTCGTATCATAATTTCAGATACATCATCATCAATATCATTATAACAAGAATAATTTTGTTTAATAAAATTGATTACACGTTTTTTATATTTATCATATAGTGTTTTTTCAGATACTTTATTTCCATTTAAAATATTTTGAATTAGAATTGTATCCTCTTGTTCTGTTATCATACGGTTTTTTTAACTTTTGAATAAAATAATCTTCAGTTGTTAAATTTCTTGCACCATATAATGATTTAATCACTTCTTCAATACCTTGATTTTTTCGAAGTTCATCAATATCATCATTGTTTGGTAATTTAACAATTTTAACCCTTTCCTCACAATCAACATATATTGAATATAATGTATAATATAAGTCTATGCTATTTTTATATGCATCTGGGTCTAGTAATACAACAACATTTGGTTTTATCTCATTTAACTTATTAAATAATGTAATTGAAATTGTTTTTCCTAATAACGGTATTGAATTAACTGGAACACTTAGCATATCAAAAACACCCTCTACTAAATATACAGTAGAATCCCAATTAATTAATCCCTCATTAAAAATTATTTTATCTTTATCTGCTTTAGGATTAAGATATGGTGATATTCTTATACCATCTATTGTTTTACTACCATAATTTCTACCAACAAAATAATTAATACCACCACTAATATCATAGGATGGTATTATAATTCTTTTTTTATATTTACCTGTTGTACAAAAACCAAGCCGATATTTTAAAATAATTTCCCTTGAAATTTTTCGTTCATTAACTAAATAATTATAGGCTTCAAAATGTTCAAGATTATTCACTTCCATTTGAGAAAATAATATCATATTATCTGGAAGTTTAACTTGAATTAATTCATCGTCTTCATCATCAAAAACATAATCTTGAATACTACCAACATACGATTTATATATTTCATAATCTATGTGACTACCAAATAATCTAATTAATTTACCAAGAGAACCACTAAATTTGGGGTCTTCACATTTCCAACAACGAAACATTCTCTTAGCAGTATTTATTTCAAGATTGAATTTACCATCTGGATATGAAAGACCCTCACGCTCTTGACAACGGGGACAACATACTTGAAGTTGTTCAGATACATTTATACCCTTAACGTCATCAAAAACGTTTTGTATTATACTATGAAATTCTTGTCCTCTTATCATGACACAAATATAAAAAAAATTTGCCTTATAACAAATGTTTTAAGGCAAATCTAATTATTTTCATTGGTTTAATATCTTTTCTCTTTCGCTAAAAATGGAAAGAAAACAATTAGACGATTAAGAAAACCAGGACAATAGATTCTAAAATTTCCAATACCAGTATTTGGGTCAGTTCCTAATTTTAGGTGATTTTCTTGTATTTCGTTAAATAGTTCAATCACTTTTAGTTTAACACCATCATCATTCGATACACCACAGTTTTTTAATTCTTGGAAATCTGCTTTTGAAATTTCAAGTTCTGCTTTTAAAGATTCATTTTTTTCTGAAAGTAGTGTAATTTGTTCTTCAAGCCACTCAACACTAACTTTATTTTCAGTGTTATCTACTTCAAGTAAATCGTCCTTTTTTTCAATAACCAAAGGAACGTCTTGTAATAATTCCTCTACCTTTTGTTTTGCTTTTAATTCACGCTCATCGGTTGATGATTTCGGTTTTTGAATCGTTTTTTTTGTAGGTGTTTTTTTTGTGGGTGTTTTTTTTGCACCTTTCGCTAACTTAATTAAATTTTTTTCTGCCATAATTATTCAATTATTATATTTGTATTTAGATGTGCAACTAATCCATAGTCATGATTCCACACAAAAGCATCTGCTGCTTTAATTTGACCAACAAATCCTTTTTTATGATGCCATTCCTCAGTACCAGTAAGACTTGATAAATATCTGATTGTTACACCCAAATCTTCATTTAAATTCCTTTCTTTATTATCAACAACATTATACCTCACATTTCTTTTCCTATGAATGTGTCCAATATGCCACTCATGAAATTTTGTTTCACTCCACATTGGTTTTGACGGAACATCTGTTGCCATTATCATTGGTAAACTACTTTCCTTTTCTTCACTACCATGAGTAAGACCTAATAAAACATTACCAAAACGATAATATTTTCTTGGTGATGCATGTGTATCAATATTTACTTGTGGGTCATTATTAAACCATGCACTTAAAAATTTGCCCATATAGTAACTTCTTTCAAAATCATGATTACCAGGAATTACAATAATATCAACAGGTACACCTGTTTGTTTCAACATATTAATTGCATCAACCAAAAGTCTTGTTCCAATATCAAACGTTTTTTGCCAACGCAGGTCTTCATCCTGTTGAGTACCTTTAGTTGTGGTATTATTCATATTATCACTATTGAAGAAATCACTACCAACTGGGAATAAGATTCTTGAATATTCGAAACCACTTGCTCTATGTAGTAAAGATTCAATTGCATATAAAAATCTTTGGCGTGCTATTTTTGAATCATAATTTTCAAACGTTTCACCACCCCAAGCAAGTTTACCAATGTGTAAATCAAATATTGAAATTTCTAATAAATTATCTTCTTCGGTTTTTTTAGGAATTTCTGGTTGCCAATCATAAACTGGTGGTTCATAATTTTTAACCATTTCAATGAACATTTCACCAATTTGCTTTTCTTTAAATGTCTTATTATCTCTAATAAGACGTGCTTTAACTTGCCAATTTTGAATTGTTTCAGGTGAACCACTTTTCCAGCCAGTAACATCCCATTTATTAATACTATAACTATCTACTTTCCATGAATTTAAATCTACTTCAGTTGCTTTAAGTAGTTCATCAAGAGTTTTTACGTGGTCTGGTGGATAATTTGACCCACTTACCCATTCAACTTCACCCTCAACACCATTTACTTTTAATGTTAAATTTTCACCTTTGAGTAAATCTTTTGGTTTTTTGTTTGCAACCTTTTCTGCTAAATGTGGTTCTTGAATGAAACCATTATCTCTATATATAATATATGCAGTATTAAATAAATCAAACAGTTCATCATCTAAAATTCCGTTTTCATATTTTTCATAAACAACCGCTTTTATATTTTTTACATACGTATCTGAATATCCACACTTAACTGATGCTTCTTTTACTGAAATTTGATTTTTTATTGCGAAATTAATTACTTCAATCGCTTTTTCTATTGTTTCTCTTTTCATATTTCATTTTTTTATTTTAAATTAGTTAAATTTTTGTCAAACATATAACAAATTTATCAAAAACACAAGGCTTTATATAAATACATTACCATTTTCTTTTAAAAATATAATATTTTTTTCGATTTCCTTACATTCATTAATAAATGAAACCTCATTACTAATTGACATATCAAACCACTCACCCTCTTTACGAAGATAAACATATTTTCGTTGTAATGTTTTTTCAATTAAATGTGCGAATTCGGATTGATACGATTCAACTAATTTTAATTTAGAAGAATTTCCCGTTTGTAATTCTTTAATACGTTTATTGGGGTGTTTTGACACCCCAATTTTATAATAACTATTTTCTAATGATTGTATTAAGTAAATATATTTCATTTAATAATTCCAAGTTTTTTTAATCCTGCAAAACCAACAGCATAACTATCTGACATATCAAAACACATGTCTTTGGGTTCTTTACTGTCTTTCTTATAAAACCATTCGATTTGCGGTTCTAAATTACAAACTTTTTCCCAGATATACAACTTTTTCTTATCACGATATTCTGGTGGAAATGATAATACTTCAACCAATTCACCCTTAACTTTCTTAGTATGAACCAATTCAGTACAAAATAATTTTCTTGAATTATGTACACTAATTTTTATTGGATATTTACCGAAAATTGTATATAAAATATATCGACATATACCATTAAATCCATATAATAATGATACAGTATTTGCATTATTACTACCACCTAGAGGTTCTTCAACAATTACATGTATTATTTCACCATTAAGTTCTTTTAATATTCTTCGCTTATAATCTATAACATATTTTTCAAATATCTCCGCTTTATAAATGTCTCTATAATCAACCAATACATTTTTATCAGTCTTTAATTCAAGATGTTTTAATTCTATAAGTTTACCTTTACTATCCCATAATGCGCTACCAATATTTGTTGTACTAATATCTAACGACCATATATATTTTTCCATAGTTAATTTTTTAAATTATTACTTATCTTTAACATCATCAATTAATTTCTGTATGGTTTTTGGATTATCTAAATATAATATAATTAAATCCTCAACAACACCACCAATTTTCATTGATTTACCTTTACAGAAAATTTTAAATTTATTGTGTAATTCACCATCAATAATTACTGATTTTGGCTTTACACTTTTTTCAATAAGAATATCTCTCATATTTATTATAATGTTTATATATAATTATTTATAATAAATACTAAGAAACTATAAAAAAATATAAAAATTTATGATTAAATTAAAAATCTAATGCAAATAGTAATGTTCTTGAAATTGTTGCATCTTTAGGCACTGGATTATTTAATTTTCCAATGGCAACTAAATTTTTATTTTCATCGTATAAACCAATTTCAGTCATATACACTTTAGATACACCATCCCATGTTGAATTTGTACTTGAATTAAATTCATTTAATGGAAGTGAAATTGAAAGGTCTAGTGTATAAACATCTGCTTTAATATCTGTTGTTACATTACCAAAAAAATATGTTTCATCACCAAAATTTAATAAATTATTTTGACCCTCAGACGGATAATTTAAATAGTATAGATTATATATTGAATAACTATCGTAATTATTTAATGGCATCTTATACACAACACTAGTTATTAATTCTTTAGTTAATAATCCACCAACATATCCAGTAATTTGATTTGTAACATCTAAATATTTCCAGTTTGATGGGTTTGGTTTGGTTGTCACACCACTAACCTCTTGAACAACCTGTGCTATTAAATATATTCTATGTGCTGTAAAACCAGTTTCAACAGTACTAGATAAAAATCTAAAATCGTCTGAACTTTGAAAATTCAAACTGATTTCTTGTATTGTAATATTATCTGTTTCAATTTGTTTTGTGTTAATATAATTACAATGAATTGCATTATTATATCCTGCGGTATTACCTGTCATTACCAGCGCATATGTTGTATATATTGTATATGTATTCATACCATTTTATTTTTTAAATATCAATTGTATAATTTGGAAGTGTCCATGACCTATTTGATTTATATGACATTGCAAATAATAATTCTTGGTCTTCAATTACAAAAATTTTCAAATCTGGAAATACTTTACCTACAACATTACCAGATAAATCAGTTAAATCATAATAGTTGATGTTTAGCGATTTTGTATCACCTGTTAACATTTTTGTACTACCACTAGCAATTAATGTTAATCCCATTGTAGTACCAGTAGATTTATGCCACATTATTGTAGGAATATCCAATTTCGGTGTTTTTAATAAAAATCCCTCTGCATATACATTTGCAGGTGAATTGTTTGTATAGTGTATAACACCCAATTTTTTATATACAGGTGATTGATTTTGAATATAAGAAACAAACCCACCCATTGATTTATTGTTAAATTGTGTGTATTTTATATTATCCGCTTGAACCCCAGCAATTTCTTCTATGTATAATATTGATAAATTCCAAAAAGGAAATATTATTGTTGGACACTGACAATTTTCTAAAAATGCAATAACACTATTATCAACATAATCCGTTGGTGACATACCAATTACTCCATTATTTCCGTAATTAATACTATTATAGTAAACCATTGCACCTGCATATATGCTTGTTGATAACCCAAGTGAACTGAAATCAGGCAATTCTCTATCAACATTAAGTGTTATACTTCCATCAGATAATTTACTACTACCCACAACACTAACAATTCTATAAAATAAATTTGGTGTTGGATAATTACTATTTACAGTAAATCCTGTTGTACTATTGTTTGTAGTCCATTTAATGTACAGTAAATCACCTTCAATTGGTTCTTCAACACTAGAACCATAATCTGGCGATTTTAATAGCGTAACACTAAATCCTCCAGCAACACCACTTACTTGAATCATGGCATTTGGTTGTTTCACATGATTACTATCAGTATTATATGTAGTACCACTATTATCAAAAAAACCAATAGGTTCAACACTATTCTCAACAACGTAATTAGTTATTGGTATTGAAAGTAATTCGTTAAACGAATCGCCAGATAAACTACGTGGAATTGATGAAATAATTTCTGGGTTTTTATCCATTGCAGCAAGTACTGATGAATCAAAACCAGTATATCCTGATGAATAATAATCATTTTCAATTTCATTGTTTAAATTGTAATCAATTTCACTATCACCAATTACAAAGTATTTAAAATTTAACTTACCCTCCGCAAGTAGTTCTCTACCCTTTGAGGTTAATTTTATATTTAATACCGTACTATCTTGTTTATCAATAAATGCCATAATTTTGTTATCTTAATATAAATACATTCATATTATTTTTATTATACAGTTCCAATTGTAGTAATTCCCATTTGGTCTTCATGATATCGTGCTAAATTATGTTGATTCGCTGGAATTGTTATCTGATTATATGTAACACCATTATCAATACTTTCATATACCTCTAACAATTGAATGTTTGCACGACCACCTTTGACAATACCATCGGGACCGTTTTCAAAATCAATTGAAGTTGTTATTCTTGTTGTATTTAAATTTGTAATATCAGAGATTGTCGTTATACCTGTTTTACCCACAACATCCGATTCACCCATTTCACATATTGTTTCAGTTTGTACTGAATCTGAAAAATAATTAACACCATCTCTATAAACAATTATTTCTGTTATTGCAGTATTTTGAGAATATCCATTAATATTAGCAACATCTGCTTCTAAGAAATATTTTATCACAATTTCATATTTTTTAGACGAACTATAGTTTGTTGCAATTAATTTTGTTGAACCTGGAAATACCGATGTATCCATTGTAAAATAACCAGTAGATGCTTCATTTGTTAATTGTGAATATATTTGACCATATGCTACACCAACAGCATTTCTTGCAAATGCACGATAATATGTATTTGTACCAGCAAGTAAACCTGTTGTCTCACCACTAAATGTTGTTGGGATTGAAACACTGCTTGTTGTTGAATCCTTTTTCACATTTGTTGGATAATTACTCAGCACTAAAGTATTTGAACCATTAAATGCCGTTAATTGTGTATATAAAATACCATATTCAATAATACTTGCACCACCATCTGATGTAATTTCATTATTGTTAATATCAAAACTTGTTTCAGCAATATTATCTACAATATTTCCAGTGCTTACTGTTGGTATTTGATAATTAATTGCTGCTGTTGTTGCAGTATACTCATTAACACCCTTATATTCAACACCATCAACAATAAAAAACGACCTATATCTATATGTTGTACTTGGTGTTAACCCAGTAATTGTATAATTATACCAATTTTTAATTAGTGCTCCTTGTTTTATTGGCTGTGCTTTAATCCATGTCATAATATAAATTTTAATTATCTAACTCCTTGTTGTTCATCAGATTGTGTTGTGCATGTTTTTGCTTCTACAATTGATGGACTTCCTTTAACATATCCGTTTCCTGATACATCAAAACTTATTCTTGCAATACTTGGAAACTTATCTTTATCCTGCGTTGATGCTCTAGCATATAATCTCACAACATCACCATTATTGATTGTTTTTGTTGCAAAACTACCACTACAACTACCAGCAGCCTTTTGACCCCAAGATTCTTCACCAATCAACCCACCATTACATGTCGCACAAACACATTGAACATGTTGAACATGCGCTGCGTTTGTTACATCCTTGCAAAAATAATATGACAATGTTAAATTATATGATTCACCAACAAATGGTTGTGTTAAATAACCAGCATCACAAATACAAATTAAATAACCACCACCATTTTCTGGATATTCGGCTGGAAAAGTATCGGGGTATCCTGTTTCGTTAACCACATTAATAGTTTTTTGTACAGTAGCACCTAATTGTGTAAATTCAACAATTTTTGGTGTACCAATTGCTGGTGTATAAACAACACAACCAGTTCTTGATGATGTTGATGTGTTGGTTTGAATACCAATTGTTTGTTGAATACCTGTTGGTGTTGGTATTTCAGGTGTTGCAGGTATCAACCATGTTATTGGTGTTCCACCAGCAACTGCTTGTCTTGTATATGAATTTGTAATATCACCACAGATTGTAACACTACATGTTGTACTTGCAGGACTTATGTTAGTAAAACTACTTGGAGTAACATTAAATGGAACACCTGTACTAATTTCTTCATATTCTACACCATACCACTGGACATCCTCATATCCTTGTATATTACATCCACCAGCATTACATATTGTTGTTTCAGTTACTGATGTATGTAATTTAGTCATTCCTGATGGAACTAATGGTGGTTCAGGTTCTGGTATTACAATCGTTAGTTTACTACCAACCGCAGATAATGTTGGTGTATTTACAATCGCTCGATATTCATATGAATTACCAGGTGTTAAACCAGAAATCATTGGTATTGTATAACTATTTGTTTCTAGTGTATCAGTAATGATATTTGGTATCCAAGGTTGTTCTCTTGCCATTGTACCTCTATATTCAATACCATAACTAATAACATCAGTATATCCAGAAACATTTATACCACCCGCATTGCTTATATAACCATCCATAATTGTTTGAATTTCAAATGAAAAACCAGATTCTATGGTTTCCGTTATTTCTCTATAACCAGCAGTACCAGATTTAGTTTCAACACTTAATACGAAAGGTGGTGGTACATCTTCTGATGGTTGTGATACTTTAAATGTTGCACCATCACTACCTAAATATTGAAACAACATTTGATTTCTATTGTCAATTAACTCATCATCAACAATTTCTTTGAATAAATTAACACCCCTTTTATATGCAAATTTTTGCTTTGTAAATAATCCGTTTCGAACCAGTAATCCACCCTTTTTCATGATTACTGTTGCAGATAATAATTGGTCTACAAATCGTTGAAAAAACGCATTATATTTACTTAAAAACGGATATAAATTTTGAAAAGTATAACCATTTGATAATAAACTATTGTTTGAATTTAATGTGCTTCTCTTTAGATATGTTTCATATATTTTCTGTACCGTAGGATACCAACCACCTTTTGAATTTGTTATTGTTTTTCTTGTTCTCGCATTAATCATTCTTCTCTGTATTAATTCAAGAAATTCTAAAAACGATAATTTTGTAATATCACCTAACCCAAAATCATCTGAAACCACAGGAGTAAATATTTCATCACCACCAACTAAGTAGTATACACTAATAACCATACCATACTTCATTCCTTTTGGTAAATATACCTCGAATGGATTCATTGTATTTATATTGTAATCTTTATATGGTTCTAATGCAATACCATCCACTAAAAATTTAATTTCTTTAGCATCATTTACCTTGTAATTTAATTTAAAAACATATTTGTTGGCAGATTGATTAAAATATATTTTACTTGTATTAAAACTATCAATTCTAACCACTTCACTTCTTAAATTAATACTATCACTACCATCAACCTCAATATATGAAACCTGTATTTGTGGGTTAATCATTAGGTATGATATTACATCGGAATTATAAACGATAATTTTATCGTTTTCACTATCAACACTATAATCACCAGTTAAACCACCAACACCTTTTGTTAATGCAATTCCATTTATTGTTAACTGAACATCACCACGTGGTTTACTAGGTAATGGTATTTCAGTACCACTAGGATTTGCACTGATTCTTGTTACAACATAATTAACTGTTATCCCAGTAATTGGTTGTGAATCACCAGAATATATAAAAGTTGCTTGTATCACGTCTCTACGAGAAGTGTTTGATGTAGCACTTGCAGTTAATAAAGTAAATGAATTTCCACTAACACTATAATCAGCATTTGTTGTAATACCACTAGTACTACCAGTTTTTGGTGCATTTAATAGTATTCCATTAAATCTTACTTCTAAATCACCCTCATATTTATCATAATCAATTGGCAATGTGAATGTATTTTCACTACCCGTATATGCTAGTGAGATATTAACATACGAAAATGGTAGTGTATATCCACTGTTATTTGCTGGAAAATCAACATCTTTAATGTAAGTAAAAACATCAAATTCAATTCCACGTGCAGTATCTAATGCTACGTCAATTGCTTTGGTATTTAACACTAACTTACTGTCCTCTTGATAATATTGTGGGGTACTGTAATGAATCCTAGTTATCGAACCCTCTTCAACCCAAGATTTTTTATTATCAATTGTTTCAATTAAATTAAAACCTGCCATACGAAAAACATCCATATATCTTTTACCAGCATCAGTATCACCAGAAATTTGAAAATAAAAATCTTTTGTTTCTAAAGGTGCTACTGGGTATCCACTATTATCATAAGGTAATGAACTCGTAGGAAAATCATATTGACTTAATGTTACAGTATTTGGATTGATTTTTCCCTCAACGGTATATACATATTCTGTGATATTAATAAATGGTTCGGGAATTCCAATTAACAAAAACATTGATTTTAATGATTCACGAGTACCTTTAGATTTCCAAAAATAGTTTGTATTATTTAAAATTCTTCTCCATAATTCTACATCAATTTCTGCGGGTAGTAAGTCTTCATTTAAATTTCGTTCCTTTTCATCAATACTTAAAAAACTATCCATTAATTCACTTTCGTTCACCAATGAAAAGTATTCCCAACCAAATGTTTTTGATAAATTCTTTACAATTTGGTCTGGAATATTATTAATTTTATCATATGATATTTTATTCACATAAACTAATGAATCAATAAATTGTCTAATTTGGTCAAATTCTCTACCATATATTCTAAGTAACTTTGTCATCTTACCCTCTTCGGTAAGGTCATATGTTTTTAATGATGATGGTGTTAAAAATCTGGCAATTAAATCTGTTTTTATTTTATCGTATTTAGCACCTATTGTTAACACCACTTCTAAAAATCTTTGATAGTTTGTGTTGTTAATATCAATATTATAACCATCACTTGTTGACCACTGTGCTAAAGTATTTGAATATATTATCTCACCATTATCTAAAAGTACTGGTGTCTTTAATGTAAATTCAAATCCTCTAACACCATTTCTTTCAGATACAATATATTTTTCATATGGATTTAATTCTGCTCTAAACTCTTCAAAAACAACATTGTTTGGTTTAATGTGAAAATCAAGATTTCCAGTTTCACCAGTACCCATTAAATGAAATGGATTGCCCTCCACATTAAACATTATATAATTTCTACGCTGAAAATCACTACTGTTTTCACTATATCCAGAAAATCCGATAACATCATACGGAATTTCAGGTTCTAATGAAGTAGAAATAACATATTTTTCATACGATAAATTTAAATTTTTTAATTCATTATCATCAGGAATTGATTGATTACTATCATTATATATTAGACCAAAATTATTAACAATACGATTAATTGGTACACCAAATGTTGATATGTTTGAAACAGGGTCGTATGTTAAATAAGCATATGTTGGATTACCACCAGTGGTTAATGCGAACAGACTTGCTGGATATGCTAATATTATGTTTTGTATCGATACTCTTAAAAATTCATACGCAGAACCATATCTAACAAAAGTATTTAAATCAGAATTATTTAGATTTAAAACTAAATTCGTTGTAGTATTGTTTATAATTTCTGATTGTTTTTCTGTAAATCCGAGAGTTTCTAATGTAACTGGTCGAACAAAAGTACTTAATGTTTTGCTATAATCAATCGATACTTTATCGTCAAAATTAGACGTAATATTAAATGAACCAAATGAAAATATTGTGTTCGATGGTGTATCGGTAAAATTATTTCCGTTGAGATTCGAATCAATTTTTGTATTTACAACTTTTACTTTTGCCACAATTTTAACAATTTTAATATAAATACGATAAAATAAAAAATCCCAATCAATAATTGGGATTTATCATGTAGAATTAATAAAATTTTTATTCTATTTCACTAATTACATCATTAAAATTTTGTGTCTCGTCAATATTCGTTCTTTTTTGCTTAACTTCAAATAATGAAACATCACTAACATCATCCTTAATTTCAAAAATATCGAATTGTTTAGTAATAACCCTATTCTTATCATAATATGTTAAAATACCGTTATCTACATCTTTTATTTGTTCACCACCAACTAAATCTGAAAGAGTATCAATGGTATTTTCAACTAAATCGACTTCAATTACCATTGGATTAAAAAATGTGTTGGAAATAATAATTGTTTGTGTTGGACTACCTATAAATGGAGAAACATTTGGTTTTACATCGGTTGAACTACTTGGAGTTAACTGTAAAAACATTAGAGAACCACTATCATCAAACTTATATCTAGTTGTTTTTTGTGTAGTATTACCGACATTTTCATTTATTGGTATTACTTTATTTGATGTCACAACATATCTAACCACATTTCTTATTTTGTTGTTTGTTACCATATCAATATATTCAATACGATACCCTTGAAGTGCATTGTTACCCCTTAAACCTTCGGGTAAACTATTAACATCAACAACAATACCTTTAACGTTTGGTAGTGCTGATAATACACTACAATCAAGAACAGTAGTATAAAAACTTTTTGGTTTAATGTATATTGTGTATATACCCAATTGACTAAATACCGATGCTGGTAATCTTAAGTTATACAATCCTTCTAATATATTTCTATCCACACCCTCATCAAACAATTTTTCATCATCAGGCAAATAATTATACGTTAATAATTGTGTTGCATCTAATTTATAAATCGTATCATTATTTGTTTCCCTGTTGGGTATGTAATTATAGTAGATGTCAATGTCATCAACACTAACATCTGCGGGTCTTGTTATTCCATAAATTCCTACTGCCATTTTACGTATTATTAACTATATTAAAATATTTTCCTCCTGCATATGTTGATAATTCAACTAAATTCTTAATAAACTGAAGTTTGTAATTATCATCAAATGCGGATAATTGTTGTCTCTCTATAAATACATCATCCTTAATTTTTGGACTAGCAATAATATTTTCTTTATTCGGGTCTTTATAATAATAATTATTTGTGAACTTATTACTATCGTTTTGTGGTTCATAATAAAATGTCGTAGTTTTACCAGTAACGTTATCAATATATTTAATACCATTGATATAATACGTAACACTAATTCCAGAAATTGAATTTATATAATCAACGCCATTAGTTGACAATGAACCACTACCAAAATATTGTTCACTAAAATCATCAGTGATTTTATACTTTTTCAATTCAATTAATCTACTATTATTTGTGCTACCAGTAATCATTATTTATATTGATTTTCAAATTTAATAATTGATTTATAATTATTAGGAAAATGTTTTTTTACATTTAATTTTATTTTCTCAAGAATTTCATTCTTAAATTTACTACAACCCCACATATGACAATAACCAATTTTAATTGGTATTGTGTTAAACCAATCATAATTATGTTTTATTATTTCATCATATGGTATAATCTCAAACGGATTAACATTATATTCTTTAACATAATAGTAAAGTAATGCCTGTTCTATTACAACTAACATATTTCTATACCCATTAATATATTCGTTAATTTTAATGTCACAACTTAATGTTTTTACAATTTGTTTTGCTTTTTTTATGTATTCATTTTTTAATTCAATATTATTAAAACCCACAACACCACAATTATAAGCAAAAGTATTATATTTATCCCAATTAACACCAAAACTAAAATTTTTTAATGGTGATAATGATTTTCGATACGTATTTTCAAATGAATAACCCATTGTTTTATTATCCTCTTGTGATTGTACTATAACATCATTTTGTATATTTTTTATTATATCATTAAATAAAAAAACATCACCATCCACATGAACATATGGTTCATTTATTAATTCTTGTGTTTTTATTTTACCCCAAATCCAAAAATATTGGTTAATCCTATCGGCATTAAAATCAACAATATTTATTTTATCATATGGAATTAACGAAAACATTTCACTTAATGATTCATCACAAAATAATTCAATCTTATGTCCATGTTTTTTTATTAATAATGCACTTAGTAAATATGAATAAAAATTATTAATATTATAATTGTTATTTAATGGTTTTTGTGACCAAACAGAATGTATGTATTTCATGTATTATTTAAATTTAAAATCATCTAATAATAATTCTCCAATACCCACAACATCATTAGTTCCATAAAAATAATAATCATTTGTTGGTGTTTCAAAAACATCAAAAAAACCACAATCTTGCGTATCCTGTGTTAAACAAATTTTAATGTAATATACTTTCGTTAAATCGGGAATAATAACACGACAACTACCAGTACAACCAGTTGTTGTACCAGTAGTTACTGCTTGTAGTATGGTTTTTTTAATCACTTCCATTAACCAACCTTTTTTCTTAACAATACTTTAATATCTTTTTCAGGATATTTAATCTCAAACATTGAATCTGGTAATGAATATATTGTATTATTTGTTAATAGTATTTCACCAGTACTATTATCAACAATTCCTTGTGCAATAGTATTGTTGGAATAATTTCCACCCACTTTATTAAAAACCTTAATACCCACGATATTAATAACACCACTTACCTCTAATATTTGTGTTTGTAATTTACCAATAAAAATATCTTCATTCATTTCATGACTATTAATATCCAAATAGTTTTTTATTGTTGTTATAATACCGTTTGCAATTTGATTATCTGCAATATTTTCAACAAAAACATCAACTTCAAAGGCTAAATTAAATATTTTACCGTCTTTAATTTCAATGTAATCGTTAATCATTCTATATTGACTGAGATATTCAGCAATATTTTCCTTTAATATTGAATTACTCGTATTTGATAGTTTTCCATCTGAACCAATATCCAATACTGGTATAACAACCTTATTATTTAACTTATATGCGTTTGCTCTAAATGGTGAACCAAATCGACCAGGCATTTTATATATCTGTAAAACATAGTCTGTTAATGTAACATCCCTAAACTGACTAGAATAATTGTATTTTATTAATTGTCTAATTTGTTCAACACTCAACCCATCATTTCCACCAATTGCTGGAATTGGATTTGTTACTGTAATACTTCTTTGCACATCACGGTTATAATCTTGTCTCGCACCATTTACTGATAATTTATAAGTTCCCATTCTTGTTAGTACATCAGTACCAATATTAGAGTTACTTCCACCACCTGTTCTATATTTAACATATAATGTATAACCTGCTTTCAATTTTTCACCAAGTGCAGTATTATTTAAAAAATTTTCAAGAAAATATCTATTACTAACACCCTCTTTTAAGAATCCGTCTTTAAACGCATTTACATCTGAATCACCTGAACCAAACGTTAATTTACAATAACCTTTTGATGTATATTCTTTAATAAATTTTTTTGTAACATCAATCCATCTAGCAGCCTTAATTCCTTGTGAATCACTATTTGAACTATTTGTGGTGTCTTCAATAAAAACACGTTGCTGTGCCAAATAATCAACCTCATAATATCTATATTCTGGATTATAAAACAAACTATTATCAGGAGTACTATTATTAGTACCTTCCAATAAAATAACACTATCAATTTCAATAACGTCTGGGTCTGGAAGTGTTATTGAAAAAAATGGTATTACATCACCTGAATTAATTATTCTTTTATATATATTTGAATTACCATTATATACAACTTCACGTTTTGTTACGTTATAACTTTCAATAATACCGTTAGAATTTAAATTAGGTACAATTTTACGATTTGGGTCACCCAAATTACTCATTGGAGAATTCCAATCAATATTATTTTGGGTTTCGAAAATTTTACCACCACCTAAAACCTGTGCACCTGCTTCTAAAACTGGATAATAACTCGAATCTGGTTTATTTCCAAGTACAGGAACTACCACGGTAAAATCAGCAACAGTAACCGATGGTCTTTTAGGTGGAATATTGAACCCCATATTTTTTGCTATATTCAATATTGAAGATTTTTGTTGTGCAAATTCTAATTGGGTTTCTTGAAACACTCTATCTGTATTGATAGCCAAATTATTAGTAACACCCGCATTTAAATCAATTAGCATTGCTCCAACACTAGAATCACTAAAATCATTTAATACTTCAGGATATGATTGTTTTATTAGTGCAATTAAATCTTCACGAATTTCACCAAATGTTCTACTACCATATTTTATTACATTACTTTTTTCTGCCATAGGTTAGTTATTAAAATTTAATATTAATGTTTCCTTCTTCATTGTAATATCCTTCTCGATAAACAAATTTAACATTTACGTTTAATTGATTGTCTGAAATTACACTACCTTCATCATCAGTTCCCCAATCAAAAGTTACTGATGTTATACTTAATTCAGGAATATATTTCGAAACCATATCTTTAATTTCCTTTTCGACTTCTGATGATGTTAAGGCATCGTTTGGTTCAAATACATATTTTAATAAATTAGTACCATATTCTGGATTATAGTATCTTTCACCTACTTGTGTTAGTAATAAAAGTATTAAATTTGAACTATATGAGTCTTTTGTAATTACATTTGTTCCAAGAAATTCATTGGTTACTGAATTATCTTTAAGTGGATATGTAATGTTATATGATTTCATCTTTTTAATTTTCTATAAATACTCATAAACAAAAAAATCCAGATAATTATCTGGATTTTTGTTTAATTACACCAACTATTGTTTTGGTTTTCTACCTCGCTTACCTTTGGTTCTCGCTTTTTCTTCATCTTCACGTTGTTTTTTTTCAGTGAAAAGGCTTTCAATCGACTCATGTAGTACAATTATTGATTCATGACCATATTTTTGTAATACACCAGTATGTGTGTTAAAATTTGGTTTTTCTAATGATACTGCATCACTTTCACTAACAGATACTCCTGCCAAGCACTCAACAATTGCCATTTCTTGCATGTCATCAGGTAATTGGTCAAAAATCTCTTCATTAAAAACAACTGCAAAATTAACACCATCAGTCAATATTTCAACAATATCATTTGTTTTTACAATTTTATAAAGTTCTTTCTGCTTATTATTACAGAAAACTTCAAATTGAATCCAATATGGAATTGTTGATTTATCTCTAATCTCACTAAATAGTTTTACTACGTCTTCTGACGCTTTTTCAATTTTTGCCATAATTATTAAATTTATTGTTTATACTTGTTTTTTATTTCTTCAATCTTAAGACTTAAATCACCAAATATTGGGTTTTCGATTTCAAATTCTTTATCAAATTTATTTTCAATTTCATTAACATGTGATAGCATATCATCAATACTGGCTTTCACCATATCCTCAATTTCAATTAGTGTTGCTAAAACTTTGTTAACCTCATCTTGTTTTTTAATTTTTTCCATTTTTTCTTCAAACTGTGTGTTTAAATTAATATCATCATCTGTAAGAATTTTCATTCCAGCAGATTCTAATCGTTTATTTAATGCTTCCTCAGATTCTGCAGCAGTTTTTGTTTCAGCCAAATCACTAATTTCATTAATTTTTTTTGCTGCTTCTGAATTAAAATCACCTGCTTCAACAGCGTTTTTTAAATTTTTTAAAAATTCTGAACTCATTTTATTTTACATTTTAAAATTAACACTTTCCATTTCAAATCCTTCGAATTTCCAAACTTCATGTGTATTGTTATAATTTATTCTTTTTATAAAATTTCCAACATTAAAACTAATCCATTCACCATACTCATCCCGAACAAAGATAGATTTAATTTTTGTAATTTCCTCAAATATTTTAGAATTATTTTCAATATTTTCGGTTTTAAATTTTAATGGTATGAAAAATTCTAATTGTCTTACTTCAAATGCTATTTTTTTAACATGTAGATATTCAGTTAATTCCTCAATTTTATTTACAATATTTTCTTCTTCACGATATGCTTTAATTGGAAATACAAATTGCTTTGACTTATTCCACACATCAATAATTTCACGTTCATCGTTTTCAACAAATTCACTAACATGTGAAATTATAACATTACCATGTCTATAACTTCCTTCTTCCACACCTTCAACGGTAGTATTTCCAGTTTTTTTTGTAATATCAAATATTTTTGACAATCCTGCTTCAATTGGTTTATTGTTGAATATATATAATAATTCATATTCATCGTCATTTGTTCGTCTTTCTTTCATTTCCAGTTCAAGTACTTCACCCAATGTCTTACCTGCATGTTTATGATTATCATCAAAGAAACCAAAATGTGAATAACGTCTACCATATTTATCCTTTACTTCAATACCATTACTATTTGAATAATCTTGACCTTCAAAACGCAAATGTTTATCCGCAGCAACAGCAATTTGATGTGCTGTTGATTTTCTAATAAACTTATCGGCTTTTTTTAATAATTCATAGTAGTCTTGAACATATTTTTCATCCCGTTGACCAGCATAAAATTTTTCAAGTAGTTGATTTCTATGTCTTTTACGAGTAACTTTTTTACTACCCTCATCATTAATATTAGGGTCGGCTTTAAGAATTTCTTGTTCAGTATTATATAAAGCAATGCTAATATTAATAAAAATGCTATGAATTTTAATATATATCCAAAGAATTATGTTTTCAAAAAATCTACGCATATTTTTTCAATATTTCATCAAGTTGTTTTAAATCTTTCAACTTATTTTCATATTCCTTTACCTGAAGTTCTAAGTAATTAATTTGTTTAATCAATTCTTGTTCTTTAAATTGTAATCCCTCATTATATTTCATTACAAAATTTTTAAATTCAAAAAACAAACCATTGAAATATTCTTCTTTCCACGCTTTTTGAGCATCAGCATCTTTTTTTAATAATGCTTTATTAATCATAACTGCTCTGCTTATATTATCTGAAATTTTATTTTTTATTGTGGGGTTTTCTTCAACATTTGCACATGTTTTTTTATGTTTCTTTTTTCCTTTCTTCTTATTTTTCTTTTTCCACGATTTGTTTAATTCATTTAAAAAAGATGAAGAATTTGATGTTTCATCGATATTATTAGACTCATTTTGTTTGTTCCTACTTTCAAGAAATTTACGCAACAAATTTAAATCACCCTGATATAAATTACCTTGATAATTAACAGAATATTTTTTCTTTTTTTCACTCATTGTTTTAAATTTTAAACTACATGTAATGTTTTTGCTACAACGTTTTTATAGAATTCAATACGTTTTTTTGTAACATTAGCAAGATTATATTCTTCTTTAAAATCTTCATATAGTTGCTCACCCAATTTTTTTCTAAGGTCGGCATCTAATATTAATTTTTTTAGATTTTTTTGCCAATATTTATGTGCATTTTTTACCGTAGGTATTAATACACAATTTTCCATATGTCTACCGTGTACATTATATGGTGGAATATCACTACATACAATAGGAAGTTTTCTACTCCAACATTCAACCTGTTTTAGATTAGATTTCATTCTATTGAAAGTATTGTCAGCAAGTGGTGCAATTACAATATCGGTTTCATCTAATACCTGTGCATAAATATTTGCTTTTTGTGTCCAACGTCTTGCATAATTTCCCTCATTATCGTACTTAACATTTCTTTCGAAATTCATTAACCATTGAAGATAATCTTGATTTTTAATCATTTTATGATTATCAGTCAATAATTTTTCATATATGTAATATACGCTTTCTTCTGATTTAATATCTCGTTGTTGTTGATTAAATACTTTACCACGATACTTGTTTTTAATGTCTTCTGGTAAATTAGGTAACATATCTACATTACCCCTTGAATTATTAATTGCTTTAACCATTTCTGCAGTCCACAAACCCTTTTTTTGTAGTTCATCACCAAAATCTTGATTAAATGTAATATCCGTTGTATTACCCTCGGTATCCCAACCAGCAACAATTACTTTAAATTTATCTTTTAATTCCCAATCGTTTGAAAGAACATTAATTACACCCTCTAATTGTTGTACATCACCCATGTGTGATGAACCCGCCATATATGTTATTCTAACACGACCATCTGGGTCGGGTTTCCAATTATTTTGAAACTGTTTCATCCATATTGGGTCAATTGAGTTATAAAAAACACCAACATTATCTTTTCCAGTAATTTTTCGAATTTCTTCAGCAAATATATCAGTTGTTGTTGTTACATAATCAGCAATTTTTAGGTTTTCAATAATTGGTATGTGTAATTTTCTTTCCAGACTTAAACCATAAAACGGGTGTTGTTTATGTAAATGCCAGTAATCATCAATATCCACAATTAATTGCGTGCCTGATTTTCGTAACTCATTTGCAAGATTTAACATTTGTTTTGTATCACCAAGAAATTGACGATGATAATGTATAATATGAAATGTTTTTAAATAATCGACAACATTTGGGTCATTGAAATCAATTTGTGGATTGATTTCCACATGAAATTCATCTGAATGATTTCTTTCAATTTCCATTGCAGGAGTTAGTGTTCTGAAGTAATTAACTCCAGCACCATCAAGATTGTAAAATAGAATTCTAATTTTTCCGTCCATACTTTTGTTTATAAAATATTATAAAATAATGTAATTAATTATAAATACGTAAAAATAATATAAAAAAACCAAACATAAAAGAAAATAAAAAAAAAGTCAATCATTTTTTATTATGATTGACTTTTTATACGAAGAATAAAATAATTATTCTATATTTTCAATTGTTGTTTCTTCATTTTTTTTTATATCATCATCTTTTTTTGTTTTTCTTTTACTATATGATGATGTACTTTCTTTTTCACTTGATTTGTTTTTTTCACTTGATTTGTTTTTTTCACTTGATTTGTTCTTTTCACTTGATTTGTTCTTTTCATCAAATCTTTGTTTTAATTCCGAAGACTTAACCGTTTTAACCATTTTTGGTTTTGTTTCATTAATCAATTTATTCAATTCATTTGAATCAATTTCCATTACTGACACAAGATTTTTAACTCTTAATCGTTGTACTGATAGTGGTAATGACGGTATTGTTATAAATATCGTTTCATTTGGTTTTATGTTAATTAATTTTTTTTCCATTCCATCTACATAAACAACACCAAGTGTTGTATTATATTTCACATTACGTTTATCAAGACTGTTCGTAATATTTGTAATTTTATACGTGCTCATATTTTACATTTTTTTATTATATTATTTAAGTCCCCAGATTATTGTATCTAATTTAATACCATCATAACCAAGAGATTTTGCTTTTTCAGCAATTGCTTTATATTTTACATTTTCTGAATTTGTATTGTAATTTTTACTTAATTTTTCAAAATTTACATGTGGAAACCATAACTTCGATAATATATCTACTGGATTTTGACCGTCTTTATATGAAACACCAGTCCCTTGCATATCAAATAAATTTTCAAAATCTATTTGATACTTACTATATCCATCAACAGGATTTGATAAAAAGAAATTACCATTTACCGAATTTTCTTTAATTGGTTCTTTTCTATATCCATATAATGTTACTACATTCTTTTCGTCTTTTTCTGATGGTATGTTAATATTATCTTCTTCTAACGTTTTTAAAAATTGATTTTCATCATCACCATATTGATTTATTGTATCTTGAACTTCAACTTCTTCCATTCCTTGTGCTTGTTCATATTCATAAATATCCTGAATTTTATTCAGTATTCGACAAGCATCTTTACCGTTTAAATGAATTTTAACCGCTTTATTTTTCTTATTATCCATTAATGCACGAATCATGCGATGATGACCATCAATAACTTCCATATCATTACTAATCCATATTGGATTCATGTCTTCAAGATTTACTTTACCGACCTCATCACTAAATACAATACCCTGTAATGGTTGTAGTTCATTAGGGTCAACTTCTACCACATCATAACCAATACCTTCATCATCAAGTTTTTGCAACATTATTGTGTATGGTGCACTAACTTGTGGTAAATGGAGTGGTTTATAACGCATGTCAATCATATTAATAATTTTAACATAAATACTATAAATTTATTTTTTTAATTTCATCAATAATAATTTCCAACATATTTTGTTTTCGACTTGATTCGGTTAATGCCAATTTACCTTCATTAGCACGATAAATATTAAACTCAATTTCTTCTGGTATTTGAGTTCTTATATTTTCATATGATTGTATATCTGATTCACGGTCATCATATACACAAATAGTTTTTAATTCTGGAAATTGCTTAAAGTAACGAAGTATTTTAACACCTTTATCACCTTCAGCACGTTTCATGTCTAGTTTATCAACAACAATACCATTTTTATCTAGTACTGCTTGAACATATGGACGTAATTTTTCCATACGTGATGTAAGTATAATCACATAGGTATTAGGCGTTACTAATTCTTTTTTTAATTGTAACAATACACTTGGAAAAGGTTTAATATCAAATACGTTTAAATCTAAACTTTCTGGTCTACCCCACCAACCTAAATGTGGATATTCTTCACCCTTAGTTTGTAACCAAATTTTCTTACCCTCTTCAGATTCTGGTGAATTGATAAGTGTTCCATCAAAATCAAATACTATTAATCTTTTAACCATAAATTATTTATTTATATTCTACTTCTGTTACTTTTCCAGATATTAACAATGGTCTTTTTAAACTTTGCCAATTTGTTAAATAATTTGACATTACTGGTTTACCACCCGCTTTACGATTAACCGCTAAAGTAATGTGTGGTTTACTATTTTTACTATAAAAACCATTAACACCAACGGCAATTACTTTATCATCCATTGCAATATCATTAACACTTAATCGAATTGGCATTCCTAAATATTTTTCATATTCAGGATTTATTTCACCCAAATTTATTGTCATGTGATGTGCAATAATCTCAAAACCTTCAGGTATTATATCTTTAAAACGTTCAATTAATCTTGTGTGAGATTTTTCATCAAGAACAACAGCACTATAAGAAACTTTTCCCATTAACTAATTCTTTTTAGTAAACCATAAAAATTTTCATTTAATCCGTCTTTTGACTGATTTAATACTTGTTGATATTCACTAGTAACACCTAATGTTTTAGCAATATCCATTGGTGTAATGTGTTTTGCAGGTCTTATTTCACCCTCAACTTCATTAATATTACCAATTTGACCATTAATGTAATCAAGTAATAGATTTACAACACCAGTAACCGTATCAAAAACCCTAATCATTGCATCTTTATCTGCACCCCAAATAGCAACATAGTTTAATGATGTTGTTTTTAAATCAAAACCATATGATGCCATTACCATCCATGCCGATAATTCTGCTTGTTGTTCAACCAAATCACGACCTTCTGATGTTCCAACAAAATATTGTGCGTATTTCGAATTTTTATTTTTTAAATATTTTTGATGTAGTAGTTCATGGCTAATTTCGTGTGCAAGAGTTTTTGTAATACCAACATCATTACCCTCACTTTTCAATAAATCAATTGTTCCACTTTTACTCACTCCCCTTGAACCACCTAAATCATCAACTAAATTAATTGAAATTCCGTTTTCTTCAGCAAATTTTGTTAATGCACCATAGATTGGTCGTACTTCATCACTTAACATATTATCTTCAAACCACTTGATTTGACCGTATTTTTCGTAATCACCAAGTAAATCTTCTTTACCCTCAATTTGTTCCGTATTTGATACATCATAAACTGGGGTGAATTCAAATTCACGTCTAACTAATTTACCACGTAAAATAATACTTAATCTTTCTTTTTCGCCAGCAGATAACTCATCATAATTCTTTTTACCAACCGATTGTAAGAAATTTGCAATAATTTGTTTTTCTTGGTCTTTACTATATTTTCTTAAAGCACTTTTTGCTGGAGAACGAACAATCATTCTTTTTGATTTATCAACAATTCTTCTATTAAATTTTGCCCAATTTATTTCACTTTTAACCATTTTTGCTTCAGGATTTTGAAGCCAAATTAATATTGTGTTTGCAAAACTATATCTGTGTCCTTGTGAATTTTTAAATGCTGTAATAATTTGCATTGTTTTCTTAAATTCTTCATCATTATCAAGATTAACAAGTGTTTCTTTAAATTTTGCTAATCTATCAACAACATCCTTTTTTTCTTCCGATGTTATTCCCTCTTCACCATTTTCTGAAGTTGGTGTTGCTTGTATTTCACCAATAACAGTATCTAATGATGCAACTAATGATTCTTTACTTTCTTCTTCTGGTGCACCCTCTAATCTATGTACTTCTCTTAATGCGGGTTCAATAAATTTATTGTATACGTTCTGCCACTGGTCTTTTGTTTTACCAATATACCAAAACCAATATTTACTATCTGGACTCCATTTTGCACCATATTTTTTAAAAACATCTTTATATTTAAAAGTTTCCTTATTCTCAGGAATATTTGGGTCAATATATGCTATTGGGTTACCCTTTAAATCATACCTTTTACTAACTTTAAATGCTTCATTAAGATTGTTCATGATTAATACTACCGTTAATACAATTATTTTCCTCAGGTTCAATTTCTTCGTTCATAAAATTTTCACGAGTAATTTTAAGTTCCTGCTCAATGAGTACTTCTTCACGATACTCATTTTCAACACCTAACAGTTTAGCAATATCCATAGGTGTTAACAATTTTGCCTTTTCCATTATAAATACTATTTAGATTTATCAATTAATATACGAAAACTATTTTATTTTGTTACAAAACTATTGAATTAATAATAGTAATTCATTTTTATTATTTCTTATTTTATCTGAATATATTTTAATTAACATCATTTTTAACGCATCACCAATTTCTTTACCTTTTAACCCCAATTGCATTAAATCATTACCGTTTACTGCAAGTTCACCAATTGTTTTAGGATATTTATTAGTTAATAACTCTTGACATGCTGTCTTTAGTATATCAGGTAATATTTGACTATTTAATGATTGTGGTGAATTTAAATACATGTTATGAGCAATTGCTCTTGCTTCAACAATATTACTAATTTGTTTAGAAAATGCAATTTCTAATGCTTTAATTTCTTTATATGTATTAATATCACCTTTCATATTATTTTTATAAAAATCTGCTGCACTGTCAACAAGATTATGTGAAAGTAGATAAATAAATTCACCCATCGTTTTAACGTTTTCCCAAACATTTTGTCCTACTAATATTCCCGAATCTTTACCGAATATATTTTTAAGTAATCCAGTTTGTTTTAATAGAAATGCACCTGTCAACATATTACCCTTTTTGACAATTTTATCGAATTCTGTCAATATTCTTTCAGGTGGTATTTCTTTAATTCTACTTGCATTATCTTGAATCATTTTCATTGTTTTTGATTCTATTTTAAAACCAAAACGACTTGCGAACTGTATTGCTCTCAGCATTCTTAATGGGTCATCACTAAATGCTTCTGGATTTACAATTCGAATTATTTTATTTTGAAGGTCGTTCTGACCACCAAATGGGTCAATGATATTGCCATCAACATCTTTTGCAATTGCATTGATAGTAAAATCCCTTCTCTCAAGGTCTTTCTCAATTGGTAATTCATGACTTGAACTAACTTCAAAACCCTTATGTCCACCTTCACCAGTAGGTTTTTCTGTTCTAGGAATTGCAATATCAATATCCTCAGTACTACCTTCTGGTTTGAATTTTAATATACCGAAAGATTTACCAACTGCATCAACACGACCATATTTTGATAATATTTCTTCTAGTTTATCCATTGGAATACCTGAAATAAGAATATCCAAATCTTTAGATTCTTTACCTAAAAATTCATCACGCACTGCACCACCAACACTATAAATCTTACCACCAAGTTGTTGAACTTCTTCTTTAAAAGGTAATTCACTTAATGCATAAATATTTGCTTCATTAATTACATCAATACTTTTCATATCATACTGTTTCAATTCATCATTGTTTCTGCGCCTAAAAGTACCATTTTTTTCTTTAATATATATTCTATTTATATATTTTAATATCGATTTTTCTGAATAATCTAACAATTTACCAATTTCATATGCTTCTTTAGGTGTTTCATCACTAACATAACCACCCATACTTTTCATTATATTATATAATCGTTGTGCATTTTGTATACCTCTATTTGTTTTACGATAAACAATATTCATATCAACATTATGGTTATTTTGTTCAATTTTTATTAAACCAAAATCCAACTTAATCAATTTTTCCTTTAAACCATCATTATATTTAAAATGAAATAAACCCACATCCTTTTTACCATCAATCATAGCATTTATTGCACCACTAGTGGTATATGCTTCACTAGCATCAATTTCTTCATTAATTGATTTAATTATTAAATTGTTTATATCCCCTTGATTACAAGCAGCACTCGTATTACCTAATCCTCCTAATCTACACTTTTTTTTTACCTCAACAGTACTACTACCTTTCATTGAAGAAAGTTGTCTTTCGTTTAAATCATCAATACTTGTTGGTATATTATTATCGGTTAGTGGTGAAGTATCGTTCTGATTATATGTCGGAGTATCATCACTACCTATTGTATTTGTTGTTGAGTATAACGATGAACCACCAAAATTTTCAGCGACTTCCAATGTTTCTGCACCATGTGGTTGTAAAAATCCATTTCCAAATCCAACATCAAAAAAACCCAACGCACCATTTTTCTTATACCCTAAATTTCTCCAATTATAAAAATCTAGGCTTTCAATACCAAAACCCTGCGCTTCTTTAGCAATATTAACTAATCCATTAAAAAATTTAGCGTCTTGTGGATTTTTTCTTAAATAAGCATCAACCTTTTCTCTGTCAACACTTTCATCACCATATCCAAGATATTCTTCAACAACATCAGATACTTTAACATCTAATATACTTCCAAACACATAGTTTAAACGATTATAAAGTCTTTCAATCTCAGGACTTGTTTTTAATTTTTCTAATATTATTGCATATGTGTTTGGAATACTAGTATTTTTTGATGATATTTGTAAAACTCTATATGGTTCTGCAATATAGTTCAATTGTTTACCAATTAACATTTGATTTTCACTCGCTTCGCTATTATCTTTAGTAATCTTCAACACCTTATCATTTCCAATATCATATGCAACACCAACAGTACCACCTGAAATATATACTGGTTTACTTAAATTAAATTTAGTTGCAATTTGATTAGCAATACTATCAGCAATTTCTCTCTCATAAACCTCATTAATAGTTTCAACATTTTCAGGTAACATAATGACATTATTATCAACGTTGGGTTCATCTGCACGATATGCACCAAAATCAAAATATTTTAAAACACCATTGCTATATCCCAAATTTTCTGGATTGCTATAATCATTTGATTTTATATTATAACTAACCAATTCTTTTTTGATTTCAAGTAAACCAATTAAATAATTATATGCTTCTTGCCTTAATTCAGGTGAAATATTTGCATCAGGATTTTGATTTAAAATGCCCTCTGCTAATTGTACTAAATTATCGTAATTAAAATCCATTTTCTTCATTAAAATAAAGAAATCGACAATTGCCATATTATTGGGTTTAATTGTATTAATTATTCTATGATATTGAAAAAATAAATCTTTGGGTTTATTTTCAATGTTTTCTTCAATAATACCAAAATATGATAAATTTTTTTCAGTATCAACAATTTTATATAAATTATAAACCGTTGCAATTCTTACTGGTTTTTCTCTTAATAATTTTGATGCTGCATCTGCTTCACCAATATCGGTTGATATTTTAAATACTTTACCATTACCAATATCAAATGCAAATCCGTTTGAACCACCACCAAGATATTTAACTACTTTTAATCCTAATTTACTTACCGCAGCATTTACTAATTGCGTAGCATACTCTTTATCATCCAATGAAAATCGTTTTACGTTTGGTATTTCAGCATCTTGTTCATTAATTACATATTCTTGAAGTTCAATTTTTTCTCTATCATAAACACCTTGAGATATTAAATATTCTTGAAGTGCTAATAAATTATTATAGAATTTTTTCTTATCACTAGTACGATTTAATGTTTCTTTTAAATTATTAACACATTCATGAAATTTATCGTTTAAAAATGCTAGGTTTGATATGGATTTATTTGGATATTTATTTCTTTCTTGAACATATGATATAAATTCATCGTCCATTGGTTCATCACCATCACCAACACCTTGTGGCATTAATGCCCACATTCCCTGCCTAACAACATCAGTATTTCCAATATCAGATAGTATATCATCATTTCCGTCAGCAAAATTATATAATTCATACATTCTATAAGGTTGCTTTCTTTCTGGACTATAGTGTGTATTATATACTTCATCACTTAAACCATAATCGGTAACAACAATAGTTGGTTGTCCATCACGTAGTACTTCACCATAACTACTAGGTCTACCTAAATCACCTGAAATAACGTTATAATTGTTCATTAAATCGAGTAAATCATGAATAAATTCGTTTTCATCAAGTGATTCTTTAACACTTGATTCAATACTAAAAATTGCTCTACCACCTTTATTTTCGCTTTCAAAATTTTTTAAATATTGATATAATTGATTTAAACTTGGAATACCTGTAAGTTCTTTAATTCTTTTTTCACTAACCTTTTTCGCCTTCTCAGCGATAATCCAAAAATAGTTATCTGCATATTCATATACTTTAGTTACAATGCTTTGTGCATAGTAATCAGTACCGATATTAATTTCGGCTTCATTCTGTGCAACACCTTTTTGATTTTTTGCTAACTTAAATACTTTATCACCGTCAATATCAAACACAATTCGACCAGAACCACTACCGATTCTAGTTAAGTTCTCATTTGCACTTCTAAATTTTCCAGCGAAAGATTTTATTTCTTCAAAATATTTTAAGAAATCTAAGAATTCGTCATATTTCATATTCGTACATTAATATACTAATAAATACATATATTAAAAGAAAAAAGCGCAATTACTATTGCGCTTTTGTTTTACTTTTTGCCTGTAGTTCTCGAATCGTTTCGTATACCACTGTTTTTATAATTTCCTTGTTTTCTGTAAGTACTTCTTTAATTCTAGATCGGAAGA